AGACTGCCATTCTGGGAGCAGCAGCGCGGCCATGGCCCCCTCACGGCCTGGCAGAAGTCCCGCGAGGCTCTCGCCGAGCAGGCAGCCAAGCGTGCCGAACGCATTCGTGACCCACTGACGCATGTCAAGGACAACTTCAGCGCCTGCCAGTCAGGCCGGGATGGGCTGACCCGTGTCCAGCGCCGCCAGCGCGGCCTGTGCTTTCGGTGCGGGGCGAGGGCGGTCGACGGCCTGCGGCAATGCCGCCGCCACAACGATGACGACATGCGCCGAAAGCGTGCAAGGTATCGGGGTGAGGAGCAATGACGCCCCAGGAGCCCACGATAGGCCACCGCTGGCGCTGGTTGCGGGATGCCGCAGGCGAGGACATTGCCCAGTGCCAGAACTGCCCGGTCTACATGCGGGAGACACACATCCTCGGCAAGAAGGTCCGCGAGTACAAATACGCTGCCGATCCATGGGTCTTGGACCGGCACAACTGTGGAGTCCACTAGTGCGCGCTTATGGCGAGACAGAGGGCGTTATCACGATTCGGGTTGAGGGCTGGGACCGGGTGCGCTTGGCTTGGCAGATCTTGCTGGGTCGTGAGGCGTGTTTCGAATGCACCATCATGGCGAGCGGCGACCCGCGGCTCGTCGCCAGGCTGGCTACCGGCGAGCGGGCCAATGACCGGGAGACAAACTAATGAGCAGTTCCACTGTTTTCGCACCGCTCGAGCGGACGCGGTACTTCGAGCACATGGACGGCCGGGCCACGACTAAGGCCAAGGACGACGACGTCGTCCTGCGCTGGGACTTAACTGATTATTTGGCGTCGGCAGAGACCGTCAGTTCGGCGACCTGGGTTGACCATGGCGTAACCTCGAGCGGCAAGTCGGTGTCGTCGCCGGTGGTTATCGGGACGGTCACGGGCCACGGCTATACGGTCATTACGGCGACGCTTAGCTCGGGGCGGACCGTCGAGTCGACCTGGTACTACTTGCCGCCGAGCGGGTCGCCAGCACTGGATTACCAGCGATGATGAATGTCACTCACCTCGAGCACGTCCTCGACGCCCTGAAAGACGGCCACAATCGCCACTCCCGCGAGATGGCCGGACTGACCGTGTGCCTCGATGACGCCATTCGGCGGGTCCGCGAGCTCGAGGCGCAGGTCTTCCCGCTCACGGCATGTGCCAGTTGTGCCTCTATAATGCCCTACAATAGGCTTCATGACATGCATGGCACCGGATTGACCTGTTTGCCTTGTGCGCGCGTCCTAGGGCAGCCGCAGGGCCAACAGAGGTCATTAACTGAGAGCAGCGGGTAGCAGCATGGCAGCACCACGTGGCAAACCATTCCAAAAAGGGGTTAGCGGCAACCCGGGCGGCAGGAAGCCAATCGCGCCGGAGGTAAAAGACGCCTTACGTGAGCTAAATCCTCGCGCAATCGAGCGCTTGCGGGAGCTCCTTGAGTCGGGTGATGAGCGCGTGGCCATGGCGGCGCTAAAGGAGGTGCTAGATCGCAACCTCGGCAAGCCGCCGCAGACCATGGCGCTGACCGGCGAAGAGGGTGCCGATGCGCCGGCCATCACGGTGCGGTTCGCCAAGCCCTGACCCATGGACGTCTGGTTCCCGCCCAAGCTCGAGTTTCTGTGGGAACCAGCCCGCTACAAGGTTGCCTATGGTGGCCGCGGTGGGGCCAAGTCGTGGGGCTTCGCTAGGGCGCTCCTGCTGCAGGCGGCGACCAGGCGCTTGCGGGTCTTGTGTGCTCGAGAACTCCAAATCAGTATTCAGGACTCAGTGCATAAGCTCCTTGCCGAGCAGATAGACGCCCTTGGCCTGGGCAAAGTGTACGACATCCAGCAAGCGACCATCCGCGGCACGAACGGCTCTGAGTTCATCTTCTCGGGCCTGCGCAGTAACGCCACCAAGATCAAGTCAATGGAAGGCGTCGACATCTGCTGGGTCGAGGAAGCCCAAACCGTCAGCGCCGAGAGCTGGAACATCCTGGTGCCGACTGTGCGTAAGGCGGACTCCGAGATCTGGGTTAGCTTCAACCCCGACCAGGAGACCGACTCAGTCTATCAGCGCTTCGTCGTGGCCCCGCCGCCAGGCGCCTGCGTGGTCGAGATTGGCTGGCAGGACAACCCCTGGCTGCCGGCTGTCCTGAGAGACGAGAAGGACTATCTCTACCGCGTCGACCCAGAGGCCGCGGCGCACGTCTGGGGCGGCAAGACCCGACGCAACTCCATCGCGCAAGTCCTGCGTGGCCGCTACGTCGTCGAGTCGTTCGACCCCGGCGCCGACTGGCACGGGCCCTATTACGGCGCCGACTGGGGCTTCTCGGTTGACCCGACAACCCTCATTCGCTGCTGGGTCAATGGCCGCTCGTTGTACATCGAGCACGAGGCCTATGGCGTAGGTGTCGACCTCGACGAGACGCCGGCCTTGTTTGACAGCGTGCCCGAAGCCCGCATGCACACGATACGGGCTGACGCGTCGCGGCCAGAGACCATCTCGCACATGCGTCGCCACGGCTACTCCCGCATCATCGGCGCCCAAAAGGGTCCAGGCTCCGTCGAGGACGGCGTCGAGCACCTGCGCAGCTACGAGCGCATCGTTATCCACCCTCGCTGCCCGCATGTCGCCGAGGAGGCCCGTCTGTGGTCGTACAAGACTGACCGGCTAAGTGGCGACGTGCTGCCGGTTCTGCTCGACAAACACGACCATTGCTGGGATGCGAAACGCTATGCGCTGGAGCCGGTCATTCGCGCCGGTAAGCCGAGGCCGGTGCCGCCGCCTGCGAAGCCTAGGCGGCACGACTACGACAGCAAGCCGGAAGGGGGGTCGGGATGGAAGAGCGCGTGAAAGACAAGCGGGATAGGTGTCGCAACCGCCTTCTCGACGCCGTGGCTGGCCGCGAGGTTAAATGCTGGGGCTGCCTGTGTGATGTTTGCGCGCTTCTGGATGATGTCGATGCCTTGCGGCGCGCCGCCGTCGAGAACGCCGCACGAGAGATGCGCGATGCTCAGAGTGAGGTCTAGCCATGTTCGACCGCCTCACTCACAACAGCCACCTCATGCGGCACGTCGCCGAGCGCCGCTACGTCTGCCAACTATGCGGCGACGAGAACGAATACGACATCCGCGAGACACCGCGGGGCTTTATCATTGTCCCGCAGCGCAATAGGCACGATGGGTGTCACAGGGCGCCTGTGCTGCGACGTGGCGAGGCGCCCGTGGACCCGCAACCGAGGCCGGTGAGATGAGAAAACCAAAACCGCTCAAGCGACATGGTGCGACAGGCAAGTACCTCGCGGAGGCGCGTCTCGAGTATGACAGCAGCAACAACCTAGCGCGGCTGCTTTATGTGGGACCGGCGTGGCTGGACGCTGTAGATGCGATGCGCTTGTCCAAATGGATGTGCAAGGCGACGAAGTGGCAATCTGCGGCCGCTAAACCAAGGGCAGCGCAATGAACGGCAAAGGCTCGACACGCCGGCCGACGCAGGTGAGCGCAGATGAATGGCGGCGCAACTGGGACAGCGTGTTTAGTCGGCCAGAGTACGATCGATGGGCGCCTGCGCGGTGGGTGACTGCTGAAGAAGCAGCCAGTCTTTACCCTCCGGCTCGCAAGGGTCGTCGGGCCAAGGCTCGAGCAAAACGTTGATCAGCACGGCAACGGCCATGATGATGCCAATTAGGTCCACGGACTAGCCAGCCACCCGCTCCAACACGCCGCCGTTGAACATCCGCGCGATCATGATGACGTCCGCGACCTCTTGGCCCTGCACCGTGAAGTCCTGCGCTTTGCCGGTGGCGACTGACTTGCCGACCACCGTGTAGAGGTCTTTCAACGCGTCGTAAGAGCCGCCACGGCCGACCGTGACGCCAGCCTCACGGGCCAGGGCAAAGAGCGCCAGTGAGATCTCGTTCGTGTTGGCGTCCTGCAGCGCAATGGGCGCCTGGTTGCCGGCCTTGATGGTGCCCTTGGTGCGAGCCGGGGCGCGCTCGGGTTTGTACAACCGCCTACGAGCTAGCTTTGCCATTGTGTCTCCATCGGCGCCGCACCACCGGCCGCCTTCTCGCCAGCCTGCGCCGCGTCACGCATGGCTGAGGCCTGGTTTTTCTCGATCTCACTCGGCGCCTTGGCTCCAGCTATCTGGACCTTCGCCTGCTCCGCTGCCGCCTTGGCTGCATTGAGCTGCGCTTGGGTCATCTGCACCTGGACGCCAGCCTCGGCGCCCTTCATGGCCAGCATCTGTTGCTGCTGTTGCATCTGGGCGGCTTGCGGGTCTGGCGGCTTGCGCAGGGCCTCGAGCACCTTGCGCTTGTTACGGAACTCCGACAGCTCAACCGTAGTGGCTGCAGCCTCGCGCGGGTCGAAGCCAGCCTGAATCAACGACGGGGCTAGCTGCGTCCAGACCTCGAACTGCTCCTGCGCTATCGTCGCGCTCTCCGGTGCTTCGTCGACAATGATGTCCACCAGCATCTGGTCGACCTGGTTCTCGGTGACCTCTTCGGCCATCATCGGGTGGCGCAGAAGTAGCGCGGTCATCGCTTCCTGCTGCTTCTCGGGCGGCACCTGACCGAGCCCGGCAAGCTGGCGCTGGGCCTGCACCATGATGAGCGACGCCATATTGCCCGCGGCCGTGCCCATGGCTTGCTCGAGCGGCACGTCTTTGCCGAGCAGCTCCTCGAGTCGCTCGGCGCGCGACATGCGGCGATTCAGGGCCACGAAGCGATAGCCAGTAAGCTCCTGGTCGTCGGTGACGCGCAGCCACATCTCTTCGGACCACTCGAGACGAGCACACAGCCAGTCGAGCTCGTAAATGCTCAGGGTCCAGTTGCGCAGAGCATCGAAGACGGGCCCGAGCTCTTGCGACGCAGCTTGTTGCCGCGCCAGAAACGCCCGGCCACTCGATGACTCAGGCAGGTCTGGCATATTCGCCGAGCTCGGGCCGATGGCGTCTATGTCGGCTTTGGCCTCTTGCAGCAGCTGTACCTGGCCGTTCGCCAGGTCGCCGGTCTGCATGATCTCGACACGCTTCTCCATAAGGCCGTTAACTTCGACCTCGATGAAGCCGTCCGGCTTGGCGAGCTCCAACTGGAACTTGTTCGGGTCGAGGATGTAGTCGCGCTCGGCGAGTACCTGGCGGACGCTCAGTAAGTGCAGCGCTTTGCTCGAGCGCTTGTTGATCTCGTCCTGGGGCGAGATGAGCTGACGCACGACACCGTAACGCATGCCCTCGGCGTCGATGTAGCAGCTGGCCATCTTCAACGGGCAGGCGCTGTGGCGCTTCTTCTCATCGAGGTAGGCCGTACGCTCGGGCGGCATGAGGTCGGCGCCCTTGGTGAAGTCAGAGCGGTACCAGTCTTTGCCGATACGGAAATACATCTCGACGATTTTGATCCGCTGCCGCCGCTTGTCGCTCCAGCGACGCGGCGTGTCTTCGGTCGTCTCGTCGATAGGCCCGACGTCACGCGAGATGGCCGCTTGCAGGTCATCGGCGGCGTCCGGGTAGTCAAGCAGGGCGTCGTCCAGGTCTTTCCAGATGACGATGCCGAGATACTTCGCGTCGCTGAAGTCAGGACGTCGCGAGTGTGGGTCGTAGAATAGGCGGTCCCACTCGACGTGGGTCAGGAGGTGCTTGGAGGGGCCGTCTTCCTGGCGCTCGATCTCTTTGATAGCGCCACCCATGCCCTCGACGAGCATGTTTTTGAGGACGGCAGAGCGGGCCTGGTCGAACTTCTGCTCCTCTTCGATGTAGCGAAGGGCGTCCGTGGCAGCACGGGCGCTGTCCTCGTGCTGTGGCGTGCGAGGACGGGCAACAGGATCAACACGTTTGCGTATCTCCTCGCCGAGGATGAAGTTGATCTTCCGGGCAATGCGGTTCTTTACGATGGGCGGCTGATGCCGCTCCTTCAGTGCCAGCAGGTCTTCTGCCGACCACTGCTTGCCGTCGTAGTAGTCGCGGTCCTGACGAGCGAGCTCGCGATTCTTGCGGGTCTTCTCTTCCCAGTCCTCGAACCACTCGATGCGGTCGGATAGGGATGGCAGGTCAACCGCCTCGGCCTTGGGCGCCGAAGCGGCTGACTCGTCAGGCGCCGTGTATGCCACGGCTTATTGCAGGCCGCAGAAGTAGTTAACGAGCTTGACGTCAGGAGCCGACGCGCCGGACGCCCCGATGATGATAGACGGGACCACCGTTACGGCGCCGAAGGTGTAGGCCACTGCGCTCCCGTCGACCGCCAGCGCCGCATAGGCCGCAGCCACCGCCGCCTGAATCTGGGCCGCCGTAGATCCGGCCGGGGTGGCCGTCCCTAGCTTGTAGGTCGTGACGCCAGCCGACGAGACCAGGACCTCGAGCGCCAGGATGTCACCGTCCACGGCCGCCGCATGGGCTAGCGCTGTCGACACATCGACGGTGGCAAGCGACGTCTCGGTCGACAGCACACCGGCGTTGTCCTTGATGCCAATCATGGCCTTGTCGTCGTAG